GTACTATATTTGGGTTCGCAAATGGTGGAAATCCCCCAGTCAATAAGCCAAGTATCGTAGGTGAGAAAGGTCCTGAATTGTTTATTCCAAAGACAGCAGGTACAGTTATACCTAATGGTCAAGGAATGGGCGGTACAGTGAATAATTACATTACCAATAACAACGTAAGTGCTATCGATGGACAAAGTGTTGCACGTTTCTTTGCAGAAAATCGCAGAACAATGTTAGGTTCAATGCAAATGGCACAAAAAGAATTACCATATGGTAACAGATAAGGAATAAAAGATGGCAGGTTTACAATCAATCATAAACGCTTGTAATGGTCTAACGATAGATAGACGCAAGATGGTAGGTATACAATATACACGAAATGAGATACCTCGTGTTAGTCAAACTCCTACAAAGAATCCCTGGAAGTTTACATTAGAGATGCCAAGTAGCTATCGTTACAATGAAGCACGTAGTTTAATGGAAGCACTTGATACATTAGATAGAACTACTCCAGAAGTTATTACATTCAGCGAGAATGGTAAACTAGATTGGATCTTTCGTTATCAAGGTTCAATGAGTGTAACTAATCGTAATGCATTAACAGTACAAAGCTTTGTTGGTGATCAACTTGTATTAAGTAATCTACCAGTAATTGCAAGTACACGTGTATTATTTGAACCCAATGATTTGATACAGATTGGTACACATTACTATCCATTCACAAGTACAACACAAGTGTTGCGTGGTACAGGAAGTACAGTTACAATTACAACAAACAGACCAAACATAATTACTGATAGCGTGGTTGGTAGTGGAATTACAGTTGGTAATAGTTGCAGATTCACAATGTTCTGTCCTAATATGCCAACATATAAATTAGTACCTGGTGGATATCAAAAGACTAATGGAACATTAGTTGGTAATGCATTGATTGAATTTACCGATGCGTTTGAATTGTATGAATTTGTGGGATTAGCATAATGGAAAATATACCAGCAGTAGCAGGCAATAAAGCCTTAGTTATCAATGCAGAATTTGTAAAGCTTACTGTTTATAATGACGTAAGCAATAGTGCAAATACCACTATCTATACGTTTAGTAGTGCATATAAAGCTGAAACTATTGGTGGTCAAGTTTACACACCATTGGGTGGTTTACTTGCAGTGGGTGTACAACAACGTGACATTCGTGTGACCAGTGCTGACACTAGTGTTAGTTTAGCGGGAATTCCAAATAATAACATTTATGCTGTATTAGATACAGAAGGTAAGATTCGTGGTAGTAAGTTAGAGATCATTCGTGGTTTCTATGATAGCCATTATAATCTAAGTAATTATGCACCGCGTTTTACCGGCATAATTACTAGTTATAACATCAGTGAAGATTTAAACAATACAGACAATATTGATAACTTTACAGTAACATTAAACGCAAGTAGTTTTAAACAAGTACTTGAGAATCGTATTGCTGGACGTAAGACAAACAAACAAAGTTGGCAATATTTTAATAGCACTGATAGTAGTATGAATAACGTATATAGTATTAGTGATCAAAACTTCGACTTTGGTAAAGCTGTACCTAAGAAGGCAGCAACATCTAGTGCAGCCTCACAAGAAACTATAGGTACTACTCAAAGTTATGGACAAATAACGGATGCAACACCTTAAATGAAAATAAGAAAAGCAAACAAATACGATTTACCTCAACTAAAACAAATGTTGTGGAACTACCACGATTCAGGTAATATCAAAGGATTAGATATATCTAGTGAAGAAACTGGGTTACGTATCTTGTCAATGATATTAGCTGGCGGTGGCATAGCATTAGTAAGCGAAAAAGATAATGAATTAACTGGTATGTTGTTAGCAGTTCGTAGCCCATTTCTATGGGATAATAGTAAAACAATAATGACTGAGATAGCATATTGGGTAGAAGAAAAACATCGTGGAAGCACAGCAGGATACAGATTACTTAAAGAATATGTAGAGTGTTGTGATGAATTAAAAGATTTGAACAAGATTAGTAATTACACAATCAGTCAAATGGAAGGGCAAGAACTAAATTATAGTAGATTTGGTTTCAAGCCAATAGAACATACTTGGAGCATATAACAGATGCCTATTTTTACAGCAGTCGCAGCCGCAGTTAGCGCGGCAGTAGGTGGAGGAATATTTGGTGCAGTCGCAGGCTTTGCGGCTCGTACATTATTGACCGTTGGAATTACAAAACTTATTAGTAATCGTAGTAATTCAAGTGCAAGTGGAACGGCAGACGCAGGTAGTCGTGTTCAATTGCCACCAGCAACAAACAATAAATTACCAGTCGTTTATGGTAAAGCATATATGGCACCAATCATCACTGATGCAAAGATTAGTGAAGATCAAAAAACAATGTGGTATGTTTGCACATTAGCAGAAGTTACAGACACTGGTAGCTATACATTTGGGGATATCTATTGGGGCGGTAAGAAAGTAGTATTTGACGGGACAGATACAGCCAAAGTTGTTCAACTAGAAACAAATGGCGATCCTGTACAAATTGACGATAAAGTTAATGGTAAGATTTATATCTATAAGTTCCCTAATGGATCTAGTAGTGGTATCAGCACAGGTGGAAGTAACGCAATAACATTATTAAGTGATACATCTATCCCAGCAGATTTACGTTGGAATAGCGCATTGTATACAGATGGTGGACAAAGTGCTAGTATGACCAATACAGCATTTTTAATTGTTAAAGTTATATACGATACTAATGCAGGTACAACTAACTTAGCTACAATGAATGTTGAACTTACAAATAGTTTAACAAAACCAAATGAAGTTATATATGATTATATGACCAACACTCGTTATGGTTGCGCAATATTGCCTGCTAACGTTGATACTGCAAGCTTAACAGTATTGGGTGATTATAGTGATGAATTAATCACATATGTTCCAGTAGGCGGCGGCACAGCTACACAAGCACGTTATCGTATCAATGGTCCAATCAATACAGGACAAAACTGTTTAAGCAATTTGCAAAGTTTAGTTGATGCTTGTGATAGTTGGTTACAATATAGCGAATTGACTGGTGATTGGACAATCGTTGTTAATAAACCATATGATTGGGATGGCACAGTCATAACTGATTTGTTCTTAGTAGATGATAGCATTTTAATTAGTGGTATCAATGTTAACCCAATTGACTTGAACAACAGTTATAATGTGTTGGAAGTACAATATCCAAATACAAATATTAATGACCAAACAGATTACAATGTCATTAATTTAATTGACTATGTTCCTGATGTGATGAGTTATAACGAGCCACCAAATCAGTTAACAGTTCAGTTCCCAGTTGTTAATGATTACATTCAGTCAACATATCTTGGTATACGCAGATTGTTGCAGAGCCGTGAAGATTTAACAATTGATTGCACATTAGATTATAGTGGTATACAAATACAAGCTGGTGATGTTATTCGTGTTAAGTTTGATTATTATGGATGGGATACACCAACGTTCCCAGATGGCAAATTATTCCGTGTAAGTCAAGTACAAGAAGCTAAACTAGATGATGGTAGTTTAGGTGCACGTATTACAGCGTTTGAGTATAATGGTACTGTATATTATGACGATCCAATCAATGACTTTGTACCAGCAAGCAATACAGGATTAAGTGATCCAAATATTATTGGTACTCCAATAGCACCAACAGTTGTATTGCAAGATAGTGGTACAGTTAATAGTATGTTTGTTACTGGTACTGTACCAAGTACTGGTCAAGTAATATATATGGATTTCAATGTAGGTACTAGTAGTAATAGTGCAACACATAGTTATTATACAACAGTATCAGCTTCTAATGGATTACCATACGCAGCCGGTGCAACAGTAAGTATTAACAGTACAGATTTAGAAGCTAATACATATTATTGGTCAATCACAGCTAAAAATCAAATGGTTGGTGTGCGTGGCCCATCAAGCACAAGTACAGTTTGGGCAGGCCCTAGCGTAAGCCAATGGAACGGAACTGATGGTGGTATCACTAACAATAACATTGCAAATACTACAATTACAGGAAGCAAAATAGCAAGTAATACTATTACAGCTAATAAATTAGCTGATAGTGGCGTAACTTCAGGAAGTTATACTAATCCTACATTAACTGTTGATAGTAAAGGATTAATTACAGTAGCTGCCAATGGTACACCTGGCATAGCTGGTATAGCAGTACAAGAAGAAGGTACAACAGTTGTTAACGTAGCAAATACCATAAATTTTGTTGGTTCTACTGTAACTGTAAGTAATGTAAGTAATGTTGCTACAATCACAGTTACTTCTGGTGGTGGAAGCACATATGCATATGTAAGTGATCGTTCATTC